CACCTGTGAAACCTCCACCACCAACACCACCAACAGGTACGGGAAGTGGTGTAGGAACTTTGACAAATGCAACCTCTACTGCCGGTTGTTCATAAGAAGCTCTCTGATCAATGCCTTCCACTGTTGGTGCGTTTGTTGATGATAGTCTTGCTTGTTGTACTTCTTGGGGTACAGGTTCAGATGACAACTTACCAATCTTGAGATATTTTACATAAGGCATTGGATCTTCATCCTTACCATAACCACCAGTACCAGCAGGACTTACTTCAAAGTGTAGGTGTTCACCAGTGCCCGCACCAGTGTTACCAATCTCACCAATAGGTGTTCCATTATATTGGTCACCCTTCTTGACTAAGATTTTACCAAGTGCAAGGTGAGCAAACAGGTAGTCCTTATCACCTGCCGTGATGATTACTGTTTCACCATAACCAGGAAAAGTTCCAACATCACTTACAACACCATTCATCATCAATGAAACATACCAACCCTTTTGTCCACTGGTTCCAATATCAACACCACCATGATGTCTAGTTTGTCCAGTTGTAGGACTTACTCTCATTCCTCTCTTACTGGTCATACCAACTGGACCAGTACCAACACCAATATCTTGTAGATTTTCGGTAGGGACAATATCCATAAGTCCAGAAGTGGTAGAAGGTGATATCTCTGCTCTTTCTGGTTCAGATACACTCTGTTCAACTTCAGGTTCGGTCTTAATCGGTTTTTGACTAGTGAAGAATGTGTCATATAACCACTTACCTGCAACATCACCCGCTAAACCACCAAGAACACCACCTACAAGTGTTCCACCAACAGGAATAATAGAACCAGCAGTAGCACCAAGAGCAGCAAAAATAGAAGAACCAATAGCAGCAAACGCTGCTCTTTCAACAGGTTCTTTAAATAAGAAATAATTTAGTGCAAAATCAATTAATGCACCAAGAATAGGAATTCTTTTTACAAGAGGTGAAATAACTTTTCCAATTGCTTTAAGACCAAACTTACTCTTTAAAACTTTGAATAAAAACTTCTGGAAACCAGATCCTTTTTTAAATAATGTTCCAGTTTCCAACTGAGCATATAACTGTCGGAATAAATTAGGACCACGAACAGTTGGACCTGGAGCACCTCTCCTTGCTTGTTCTAATCCAAACCCACTAGCAGCTGCCTGTCCTCTGGGTCTATATCTACCAGGATCTCTGAAACCTCTGGTAGATCTATCACCAGAAATTGCTCCTGATCCTGTCCCAGAACCTACTCTAGGTTGTTCTGGTTGTGGTCTTCTAAGTAAATCTCTACCTCTCTTAAGAATATTTAGAGCCTTTCTTGCAATTTTTCCAGTAAATCTTAAAGCAAGTAAAAGAGGTGCTAACAATATTTTCCCAAGACCAATAACCACACCAAATACAGGTAGTAGTGGAGCAAGTATAGCACCAGCAGTTAATATTATTCCACCTATAAGAATTTTATCAAGATTGTTTTCTAAAAATTTGAATATTCCATCTTTCTTTTCAGGGTCTGTCAAGAAATTCAAAAGGGTCATAACTCCTGTTGCCAGGACAAGTCTTCCGCCCATAGCAAGAATATCCTTAAAGAAGTCTGGTGCCTTGAACTTCATCGGACTGGACTTGACCTTTACGACAGCCTTCTTCTCTTCAGCCTCTTCTTCCTTTTTACTTCTCTTCAGTTTTTCTTTTGCATTCTTTTTCTGAGTGTTCTTTTTCTTCTCATCGTCAACATCTTTCTTGGTAATCTTCTCCAGGTCCTTGGTATTATCTACCAAAGATGCAAGAAGGTCATCCAGTTTTGCCATATCAAAGTTTTCATCAATCTTTGAAGGAGGTAAGAACTTGATAGGTTTAAACTTCTTTCTATAAAGTCTAGGTGTTCTACTCTTGAACTTTGATACCTTTACCTTATTACCAACAGAACCAGGAAGTAACTTCTCAGCAGATACCTTCTTACTTTCTTTCTTTGCATTAGAACCTTTCTTTACTAATGCACTTGTTATTGTTTTTGCCAGTATTGGAAGTGCCATATCTTAACTCACAACCTTATAGACTGACTTGGCAGCAAGAATACTCAAGTTGGTTGGGTCAGATGCAGAGAATGCAATCACTCTACTTTGACTATCAGATGATGATGTAGTATTGGCACTTGGTGTTTCACCACCACCAAGTCCACCAATAGATGTCATTGATGCAGTTGCAACTGGTGGTGAAATGTTGGTAGAATTAGTATTCACACTAACATTTGCTGGTTGGGGAGATGAATTGCTTTGTAAATTCAAATCAACTTTTTGGGTTGAAGATGAATCTTGTGTTACTGATTTTAAATAGTTTGCTCTATCTTGTTTCAGTGCACTAGTGATACTTTCAGGAGAAATACTTGCCTTGTTACCTCCAGAGTCACCATCATATCTACCCTGCCCCCTCTGTCTGTTGTTCTCATCATACTGAAGACCTACAGAAGCAAACTCTCTAGACAATGCTTGTCCAGCCTCTGTAGGATCGTCTGTCTCTCCTCTGATGTATCTACCAACCTCAGGTCTCTTTACATTAATAACATATTCTCTAAACTCATCTTGAGTTTCTTCAGTAAACTTATCACTTCTCTTGACATCACTACCACTTACAAATTCTTTCATTGTAGATGGAATGATCTGATATTTACCTACAGCAAATACATCTCCTCTGTCCTGAGCATCCATAATCTCACCAATGGTCATCTCAGTAAGATCCTTACCAAAGATAGATTGTGCACCACCTGGAGTATCACCAGCCACACCACGGTTAACAGAGTTTACATCACCTTCTCCAGAAACAATAGTATCAAAGACATTAGAACCCATTGGTTCTGTCTCTGTTGGTGTTTCCTGATCAGTTGATTGATCTGTTTTTTCACCCATTATGGTTTCTGTTGGTTGACTTTCAACATTGAACTTCGGAAGTTCAAGACCATCAACCACATCTTCAGGGACTGTAGGAACCTGAGGTACTTGAGATTCTTCAATCTCTTTAATGCCTGGAATAAAACTAATTTTCTCAAGAACAGGATTTATTTTATCAATTAAATCTTTGATACCTTCATTAAATTTTTCAATCTCTTTATTAAGTGGTATGATGATAGAATTTTTTACAGTGTTCTTAATACCATCTTCTATTGTCTGGATTAGCCCATTAGCCCATTCCTTCAATCCTTTAATATACTCACCAGGATCTTCAAGGAATTTCAATAACTCCATAATCAATGTTGCAAAACCAAGTCTCTTCAAGAAGTCAAAGAAACCACCCAACATATCACCGACTGGTTTTACAGCATTCTTTATACCACCTACAGCACCAACTAACAGATTTCTTCTTTCTGTTCTAGTCTCTCTTTCGTTATTTGCAGTTCTTTCCGCATCAATTCTATCCTGTTCATCCTGTTTTGCTTCTACAGCATCTTTCTTCTGAAGATTTTCTGTAGTTTGTTTGACATTACTATCAACACTATTCAGTTTACCTGCAAGTAATGCAATAGTCTTATCAAAACTCTGTCTCTCAGGTTTGATATCTTCGTCTACTTCCCCTGGTAACAGGGGTATAGGTGTTACAACCCTAGCAGAGGCACTAGGTTTCTTCTTATTAGCTACAAAGGTCTCTGCCTTTATCTTCTGGTTCTTGACAGTAAACTTACCAGTCTTTCCTTTGACTCTCTTGAACTCATCTCTCAGTTTACCTTGGTCAAGACCCATACCAGAACCCATCTGGTTGGCAACCATCTTCTCTTTCAGAAGAGATTTGTAGTCACTATAATCCAGTCCAGTAGGATCATCAATCCCAAGAAGTTCTAAGATCTCTGGATCAATGTCTTCATTTATAAGTTCTTCTTCTGCCTGTTCTACTCTTTTAGGAATAACTGCCAGGGCAGCAGACTTCTTCTCTATCTTCTTCTTTACTTGAGTTGCTGATGTTCTAACACTCTTTACTTTATTCTGATACTCTGCAATCAGTTTATCAATCTCATTCATGATTGAATCAGAAGTTTCAGTCAACTTCTCATCCAAGTTTTCTTGAATATCTTCTACTACCTTCTCTGATCTAATATCATTCAACAGATCATCCAGACCCTCAGGCACACCCTCTTCCTCATTCCTGATGGAATTAAGAAGATCGTCTAAGTTGTCTGAATTCTTGTCAGCCATACTGTGCCTGTTGTGCCTTTGCCTTTTCTTCTTCTTCCTCAAGGTGTTGTTGTAAGAGGGCTACATAAATGTCTCTCTCCCACGGCATCATGTTTTCAATCTCAGTTAATGAATATTTATGGTACTGCATCAAAGCGAAGTTTAACCTATAGTAATTCTCTAGGTCCATGTGTACCATACCTATGCGAAAAAACTGGACAATCCCTCCAAAACGACAGTACTCTTAACTTCAGTCTTAGGATTAGTAACTTCCACTTGATATGAAAGTTTTGGCATGGTCTCGAAGAACTTCTCAATCTGTTTGAACTGAACAGAGTTCATCTGTTCCAGGAATGAGACAACTTCTTTCTTTGTACAATCAGCAGTTGACCAAACCTCTTCTTCACTGAAGATTTTATCAATACAACTACCAATCAGTTCAAATGACTTGTCAATATCAACATCACCCTTGATATCAAAGTTGTTTTTGATGAATTCATCCAAAGAAGGATACTTCATCTCCATCATCAAACTATCATCAAGTTTGATTCTCTTTTCATGTCCTTCACCCTCTTTCACTTGAATATCATCAAGTTGAATAGTAATAGGGATTTCAGTCACACCATCATCAGGGGCAATAATATTGACTTCAACTTCTTCACCAACTGATTTACCACGAATATTCAAGAAGAGATATTCAATATCAAATGTAGGAAGTGTCTCTACCTTTACACCTCTGGTCTCAATACAACTCTTCAGAACTGCCTTGATTGCATTGGTGATCTGTTTACTATCATCACTTTCAAGAGCGAGAACCAGAAGTTTCTCCTCTTTAACCAGAAATGGTCTATACTTAATTTTCTTTTTGGTAGATGGTAAAGTCAACTCATATGTCGGAGTCGCAATCTTTGGTAAAGGCATAATGACTTGATAAAGAAATCAGTTATCTGTATTTAGTTGAGTGTTCCAGGTCGTGTATTTCCTTCCTCATCGTTTCTCAAAGCCTGATTGAGATTTGGATTACTATTGAATGCTGCAAGTACCTCAGAGGTCAATCTACTTGCATTACTTATATTATTCAACAACTTATTTGAAGTAGATTTCCACTTGAATTCATCTCTAGTATATCTCATGAAGTTGAACTGAACCGTATACTTCAAGATATTACTTTGACCATATGATAACGGTGTTTGACTAATTGCTATTGGATATGCACCAACTAAAGTATATCCATTGGCACGACCATAAGCTTCTTTCTCAAACTTAGTGATGAAAACTTCTCCTCTGTATGTAACAGGATAGTTCATCCTGTATGCAGCAAACTGTGACCTATATCCATCGTTGGTTATCTGGTTGGACATCCAGTCAATCCAACCTTCAAAGAAATCAATGACCTTATAGTTTCTATCAACATAGAAAGTCATCGACATCTCTTGACCGAAGTCACGACGGTCAACAATCAGTTCAGTAACACCTGCATAGTTGTTTTGTACATTTAATGTCTGGAAGTTAGTTCCAGGAAGTGATACACTATCACACAAAAGTTCTACATCCCGTGCTTCCTGGTTGAAATTAAACCCTCTGGTGTTCAGAAGTCCCTTGACTTCAGCGGGTGGGTTCAACTTGACTTGGAATACAGAAGTTTGAGCAAGATGTAAGAATCTACTCTTTAGGTCTGACGTTCTTATACCATTAGGTAATGCACCAGCCATCTATAAATACACTTGACTATTATATACTATGTATAAGGAATGGGTGAAAGTATTAAGTCACTATTCAAACCTTCCCACCCTGAGAAATATATCGGTGATCCTAATAATATAGTATGTCGATCTTCATGGGAAAGAGTTTTCTGTAATTGGTGTGATAAAAACGAAAATATCCTGAAGTGGGCATCTGAGGAGTTCTCTATTCCTTATGTTTCACCAAAAGATAACAGAGTTCATCGTTATTATCCTGATTATTTGATTGAGGTGAAGGAAACAAGTGGTAAAATAAAGAAATACATTGTGGAAGTGAAACCAAAAAAACAAACTCTTCCACCAAAGAAACCAAGTAGGGTCACTAAGGGATATATCTACGAATCTGTTACCTATGCGGTCAATCAAGCTAAATGGAGCGCCGCTAGAGATTTCGCGTTAGATAATGGAGTTGA